ATACTAATGAATTTGCTTGATGTGTTAATGCTAGAGTTGAATCCACACCTCTAGTAATTCCAGTCAGTGTATCTCCAACAACCCCTTCATATGATATAATTTCTTTACCAATTAAAATATATCCCGGGTTTGTAGTTCCGATACCAACATTTTCAAATGTTGTAAATGAAGTACTAAATCCTGGAGAAATAGAAATAGAATTGGTAGATGTAGAAGAATACTCAATTGCAAGTTTTGCTGGTTCTACGTCAGATATTGCATTTGAAATAACTACTGTATTAGTTAATGAATGCATACCATGATTTCTGTGATTTACTTTGATGTGCAATCCATCAGATTCTATAATTGGAGTAGATTGAATATAAACTCCACCACCATTAATTGCAGTTGTTCCAGACCCAGCAGAACTTGAGTAGTAAAGAGTGTTTCCAACACCAACTACAAAATCACCTTGAACATTATCAAGTGTTATTTCATTAGTCCCTGCAATCCCAACAATAGAAAGTCTCAAGTTTCTTCCAAGTGAATTAATACCAATTGAGGATGCAGTAAGAACATCACCAACCACATAACCAGTTCCACCAACAGAAACTGTTGCGGCAATTGCAACACCGTTTTGAATCGTAATATTTGCAGTTGCATCTCTACCACTACCTGTTACTGAGGTGAGAGAAACATTATTATATGTTAAAGATCCACTTGATGGAGTGTATCCTATACCTGCGTTAATGATTTGAAGATTTCCAGTTGCAGATCCAGCAGCTCCAACATAAGTTCCTGTTGCATTAGATCCAAATTGTGAAATTTGATTTCCAACAACAAGACCAGAATCTGTCAGTGTAGTTCCAAGACCGACACGAATTCTTCGTGAATTTATTTCTAAAGAATCCTTTCTTAAAGTTGCAATCTGTTTATTATTTTCGTTCAATTCGGGATTGAAGAATGTTATAGATCCTTCGGAATCAAATCTTGCAGTGAAAAGATTAAACTTCAAATCTTCATATTGGCTTGGAGTCCATGTGGAAGAATTTTGGGATTTAAATAGAGAACCTAAAAGGTTTTGTGAAGTTACTAACTTAGTTGCCGACTCTGGACCACTAGATGTTGTTATGTCAGCCTCTCCCAATCTGGATATCCAAACATTATATTCATTAGAATCTGAAAGAATAACCACAGCATGTTCTTTATTTCCCGACAAGTAAACTGGAGCCGAAAAATTTATCCTTGTAGGAACTGATGCATCTTCTGATAGTGAAATTTGATTGGGATAAACCACCACTCTACTGAAAGGATAAATTTCTGAAGTTGGAGTTCCTAAAGAAACTGATCTCAATTGAACTTCTACTGGAATACTATTATCTTTTGATTGGAAATACAAATCAATACTAGTAACATATCTACCAATAGTGTCAGAATCACTACCAATTATAAATGTTTGAGCTAGTGGATCAGCAAAGGGTGGACCTGCAATTGGTCCATTTTGTCTTCCTTCTGTCAAGGATTGCCACCAATCAGGACTAAAAACTGGAGGTCCTCCTGCAGGTGGGGGGAATGGTGGTGCTGGGGCTGGAGGTGGGGTTCTATTAATAGTTGTTGTGGTTGTTTGTGTTACTGGTGTTGTAGACGAAACAACCGCATTTTGAATTTCTGTATTTCTAAGAGCAAGTGTTGTTTCTTGATTTTGAGTTACTATACCATCAGCTAGGAAATTAGCTTCAGCTCTTGACACCAATTGACCTAATAATGGAGAATTTTGAGAGTCACTTGTCAATTTAAGTGTTTTTGTTCCTGTTCTAAAACTTGGATTAGTTGGATTATTTGGATTGGGAACAAAGAAGGAACCGATAACAACTCCAGTTCCGTCAGTGATTAGTCGAATATTAGAAACTCTAGCTCTTGCCTTGCTAGATTGACCTGTCAGTACCATTCCGATTGAAATAAATCCACCATAATTTCCGATAGAAAATTCTGATAAACTTACAGTATCAATATTCAAAATTGAAGAATTGGAAGTATATGAAGATTCTATTTGTTGGTTTTGATTATATGGATTATTTGTGAAAATGTCGGTCGGGGAATTAAAAGGTCCATACCTATGATTTGGAGTTGCACATCTTAATGTAATCTCGGATTGGTCAAATCCAATTGATAATCCACTACTTGCTACAGTTTCTCCAACAATAAATGTTCCCTCCAACATTTCTATTTCAATTAGTTTTGGAATAACATATTTGTTAACATCTTGACCGTCAAAAAATGCATAAACTCGTGAAAATGGTCTCAATCTCTTCGCATTAAACTCAATATTTCTCGATCTCATAAATGGAGAAACATCAACACTAACAACTCTATTGCCCAGAGATACATTATTAGTTGAATTTAAAGTTCTTGAAGTTGTTCCAGTTCTTGTTGCGGTTCCTGTTTGAGTTGTGGTAATGGTCTCAATAAAACCTACGGTGTTACTAGTTGTTGTAGAACCAGTCCAATTATTTTGCCAAGAACCCCAAGAAACTGGATTCCATCCTGCTTGTGGATCAAATTCACTTTCCTCTAGTTGAAGTTGTGTTACTGTTGTTCTTCCTTCAATTCCCTCAACTGTTAGTGGATCTAATTTTATAGAGTCTACCCATATATCCGATGATGGGTTTAAATCAATTGTTCCAATATAGGAAGTAACTAAGTAAGGAGTTACATTTTCAATTCTTGTCGCAAATGGTTGTACAATTTCTGGAACTTCAAAATAATCTAAAGTCACTACTCCTTTTCCTGTTGATCCTCTAGTCATACCACTTGTTCTAATATTAGTTCCAATAATATCAGAATTTTGCAGATACTTTATATCTACATTTGGATTAATCTGAGTTCCAATACCCAGTAATGACTTTGATCCAATTAATAAATCAATTTCTGTTGTATATGGAGATGGTCTTAATTCTGTATTGTTAACGTCGATACTATTTTTAATAGATCCATTTTTGGATTGGAAAGATGTAGTCGTAAAATTATCAACAAATATTCCAGACTTAAACCTATCTAGTCCATTTGCATCTTTAATTTGAAGATTCTTTGAGTTATTTTCTAATAAGGATAGTGAAGTGTAGAATTCAAGACTCTTAATTCTAGTTTCTAAATTAGAAATATCTTGCATTCTGTATCTTTTATGATCTACTATCGAAATAGAAGATTCTCTTAGATTGCAAAGATATGGTGGTAAAGTCACTCTGGCTATTTCCATAGCATCAGAAATCTCATCTGGTAATTGTGGAGATTCTGATGGAACTCCCTGTTTTACGATAATCAAAGGAATTCTAAAAGAACTATCAGATATACTAGAGGTATTGGATTGTGAAGATAAGTATATTCTATCGATTCTGCCGAGATAGAATGAATAGTTACAAACTATTGCTTCATCTGATGCCAAGACATTCAAAGCAGAATTTTGATCACTATCAAAAGATCTTCCATAGAATTCAAATGGTGAACGAGTAGCAGAATTTGGATCATACTGATCAACTATTGGTCTCGTATCAATAATATCTGAAATTCTGTTAGAATCCACAGATTGTAGATCGCAGTAGTCAAACTGATTATAAGAATCAGCAACAGTAATATCTCCAGTGTCTGATGTTGGGATATAAGCAGATTCAAAGTATACTTTTAACTTTCTGGTTGGAGAAGATACATTTTGTTTTCTAATAAGTCTAGAGTAATCTAAAATAGTACTTCTCTGACCATTATCTACTGTAAAGTTAGATTTAATATCATTCGATCCTGCAGTAATTGTATTGACAACTGCAGTTACGTTTGAATCTTTAAATCTAATACTTTCACCCTCAATAAAGGAAAGTTGATTTAAACTGACATAATTTATAGAAAGTGATGATGGTTTTTCGAGACAAATAGCAACATTTCCACTTTGTTCACCTACAATTTCCTCTCCAATCACTATTTCGGATGTTGTTGCAGAAGTAGATGAAATATTTTGAAGAATAATAGTCGGTGGTGTTGGGTCTTGAATTCCTGAAGATTCAAAAACAGCATATATCTTAGTAACCTCAGGAACATTCAGTGAGAGTTCTTCATCTTGAACACGAGTTCCATATGCATAATTGTCAAATGTTAGTCCATCATTATTTGTAGTGTTTCCTACTCCACTATTAACCCCAGAATAACTATAAATCGATTTATCAATAACTGTAGAATTTACTCTATTTTTATTTTTTACTCTAGCTTTAACATTTATTTTTTGTAGAGTTGTAATTAGTCTTGCAGAACCATTCGATCTAAGACCGTTAATTGTAAGTTCTTTTCCTCCGGATGTAAAAACAAATTGATCTGAACTTAAAGGTTCTGTTGTTCCATCATTTCTAATTAAAACATATCTTTCTTCATCAAATGGTAAAAATACCTCATTTGATGATATTTCCGTTGGAGATATGGTTAAAGAATTTGATGAAATTGTAACATTAAATTGTTTTCTAATAACTAATTGAGAATCTGAAAGATCTACTGAGGAAATATACTTTTTACCTAGTGAAGTATATAAAGTATTATTTGAAGAATTTAAGAATCTTGACTTTAAGATTGTAAAATCAGATGGAGTAATATCTGTAGATGGTAAGGCACCTTCACAGATTCCAGTCACTGTTGTAACACCGGAAATTGTAATAACTCTTTCCGATACGGTTTGAATTTTCGCAAATACTGAAGTGGTTAATCCTGCATTAGAAAAAGAGACCAGATTCCCTACAGTTGCAACACCAACAAAAGTAAAATCAGAAGAGGTTACTGTAGAAATTCCTCCTGAAGAAGCAGTAATATTAACAGATCCAACATTTACTGATGAATATTGTCTGGTATCTGCAGTAAATGTTGATGCAGATCCTACTACACCATGTAAAGATTTTACGTCCCCAGTTCCATATGAAGTAATTGCAGTTGCAACTCTATTATTTTCTATTCCATCAAAAATAAATTTCTCACCCTTTGCAAAAGTTCCACTGGTATTATACGCAGTGATGATTCCTGAATTATTAACATCATATCTCAAAAATCCTTTTGCACCACTTGCCTTTCCTTTAATAAATGTTGGAGTAGTAAGTGTAATTGGTTCATTCAAAGAAATTTCAGTATAAGTTTGGATATCATATAGGGAAATTTCCCACTGATTAGTATTAGGAAGAACTGAATCATATGATCCAGATTCTAAGGCAAAATCATATACTCTAGCTACACCGATTTCTTTTCCTGATGCTGAATATTGATTTGTTCCTACTCTAGAATCTCTCAAACTTACAACATAAGTTGAAATTCCAACTGATGGAGAACCATAAACTCTATTGAGTGAGTAAGTTGCTCCTGTCGAATATATTATACTCTGGGTATTGAGAGTTTTTGTTGTTCTTGGCTTTTCAAAGTCTGCTATTGTTGATGAAAATAACTCAGTTTCATATCCCTTGACATACGCCTTACCTGGAGAAATTCTGTAACATCCCAAATCATCTGATGGAATATTATTTTGCGGAGTTAGTTGATTTTCAGTAAAAATCCCATCATTTCCTTTTTGATCATTTAAAGAATTTTTTATTTCTACTGACAGTGGTTTTATATAATAATCACCGGATTCATCATAAGTTCTTCTGGCAAACTCATCAGACAAATAACTATATTGCGTATTTGAGTTATTCCTCGATAAGGTTCCACCCTCTACTCTTAAAATTTCTACAAAATTTTCTACATTAAAGTCAACTAGAGATAATTTATCTAAAACAGCAGTTATTTTAAATCTATCCGCACCAGGAGCTGCGTAATTTGAAAATCCTTTAGCATTATCGACTAAAGATTCATCAATATCTGAATTTATTATATCTTCAAATATTCTGAATCCAATTTTGTATGATGGAAAACTAAAATTATAATCTAAAATAAGAATCTGTTTGTCTACGTTTACAAAAGATCCTCTTAAGTAATAAACACCTTCGGACAAGAATACAGCTGAACCTGTTACTAAATGATTTGCCCCCAAAGTGGTAGCAAATGCTTGGTTTGATTGTATCGATGTTATTTCAGTAAATCCTGGGGTTACTGTCTCTTCAACTAAGAGATTTTCTGACGGAATGAATGTTTCTGAACCAGAATTTCCTGTGTTTAAATAACTTAAATATAAAACTGTATTTGGATTATTTTCAATATTTTGTTTTAAAATGTATATTACTTTAGCCCTAACTCCCGAGTCTTGTCCAATAATAATTTTATTTGTTAGGTTGTCGATATATTGATCTATATTTACATTATTGAAAGTGTTCTCTAATAAAACACCATCTAGAGTTGCAACATAATTTAAACCACCAGGAATCACAACCGATCCTTCTCGGAAGATATGATTACCAAACTGCTCAATTTGATTTTGAAGTGTTGATTGTAATCCAGTTAATTCACGAGCCTGAACAGGATATCCAGGTTTAAATAAAACCTTGTAATAATTTTTTGTTGGATCAAAATCGTCAAAGTATGGAGAGACGTTGAGGTTAGTTTCCTGTGGCATAATTCTTTAGAATTGCAAAATGACTTTGATATCTTCTTTTTGATTTGATGATCTAGTAATCGAAGGTCTGTTATCTACATAAATGATGTTTCCAGAATATTTTTTAACTTCTGGATTTGATACACCCGATGTAAATGACTGACCTAAGTAGTATGTTCTACTATTTATTACAGTAGATATACCTGTAAAGGTTGTGTCGATACTTAGTGAATTTACAGTTCCTACAATTGTTGTAGTTCCACCAGTGCTGACTGTAGAAGTAAATCTATTTAAATTAAATCCATAAGTTGGATTTGTATTAGCAGTTCCATCAGTATTAAATCCAACAAGTGATCTGTCTTGCCAATATTTCAAAACTCCAGTATTCTGATCATAAGAAATAACTCTACCTACAGCAGTAGATCCAACTCCAACTGTTTGGGTAATTCTGCTGTCTGCAGGGAAAGATGCACTACTATATCCAACTCCAGTTAACTTTAATGCTCCTACAGCACTTGCCTTAGATAAGGTTAAAAATGAAGTTGAATCATACGCTTCTGGATTTTCTACAAGACCAACTCTAGCAATTTGATTTCCTGTAATAAAATCTGGATTCTCTAAGTCATTTTCAATTCTAGAATAAACAATTACATTATAAGCTCCCAGTTCTCTGTAAATATCTGCTCCATGACCTCCCTGAGGTGGGATAATCACATTAAATACGGGAGATGTGCTTCCAGTAGGAACATTACCTGCCACAAGATCTACAGTTCCATAAGTATATCCAGATCCTCCTTTTGAAACAACGACAGATTCAACCTTAGAATCACTATTAATGGTAATAGTACATTCCGCACCACTACCATTTCCTTTAATGGGAACTCTAGTGTATGTTCTATTTGCAGTCCCAAGACCAACACCACGATTTGTGATTGTTACGATCTTTAATTGACCACTAGTTGCCGCATTATTTCTAACGGATGCATTCTCAGTGCTCGTTTCCCAATTCTTAGGAACTGGAATAAAGTTAATAGAATCAAATTTAATGATGTCACTTGGTTTAATAGTATAGAGATATTTCCAGAGATATCCATCTCCACTAGTACCAGCAGATCTTGGTTCTAAGTCAACAAAAGTTGGTTCATCGAGTGATGGTCTTCCCTCTGGATTTTCTGGAGAAGTACCATTTTGAATGCAAATATAAACTCTATAATCACTGTTTACAACATAATAGTTTGCAGAGTACAAACTGGTCGCACCAGATGGTTTAGACGTATTTGTTCTACTGATATCATGACGATACATGTCATAGGTTGTTCCAGATTGCCAAGTGACCTTACGAACAACCTGTTTTACATCATCCTCTCCAATTTTTTTGAGAGCAATCATCGTGTCCCAATAATCGTTCTCCTGATCAAAACTATCCTTTGGTGCAGGAGGAGTTACGTCCCAAGTAGATGAATAATCTGTCGCATTAGGAAGACCTACAAAAGCATAATAAGAATTAGAAGAAGAGGTTGCTACAGAAACAAAACTCTTGGCATTCAGTATTCTTAATTGATCAGTTATAATTGCAGACATTTTATGAGTTTTTTATCTATTTATGAAACGTAGTTACGGTATTTTAATGGATTGTACCTTTGAACTAATGGTGAAGTGGAAACTCCAACTAAACCATTATTGTAAGACGTAAACTGATTAGGATTATTTCTAGTCAGATTATGTATTCTTCCCCAACTATATTCACCAAAGAATGAACTATAACCTAATCCAGTTAATCCATTATAGTTTGAAACACTAACGGTTACCTTAGCAACATATGTCAATCCAACACCAATTGCGTGGGTTTGGGCAATAGAAACTGCTGAAACTTGATAGATGTTATCTATAAATGTCGAACCAATACCCAAGATAGAACCGTTTTGATGAATTGATGTCAAACCTTTACCAACATTAGAATTGTATACTACAAAGTAGTAACCTGTCTGTATCCCACTTACTCCCGTCGTTGCAATACCTACTTTATTGATACTTGTATCTCTCAAGAATGAATTCTTAGGAATAAAGAGATCAAAGACAATTCCTGTGGATGCAACTCCAACGGAAACAGTACTAATTCCAGTAATGATACCAAAGTCACCATCATAATTAACATCTTCAATAATTTCTCTTGAAATATCTGGTGAAGATATGAGAACAACTGGTGGTGTAGTTGAGGTATATCCAGTTCCTGGATTGGAAACAGATATTGAAGAAACTGTTCCACCAACAGATATTGTAGGTGTAGCAGTTGCTCTTTGAGTTGTTCCAAGTCCGACAGGATTTTCAATAATCACAACAGGATTAGTAGAATAACCAACTCCACTATCAGAAATTACAATTGATGAAATCGTTCCTGCAATAGAAACAACAGCTGTTGCTGCAGCAGCAACCAGTTGATCTTGAGAAACTATAATCACTTTTCTTTGTGGTTTTTCACTTACTCCATCTTGTAAATACTCATCTGCACTATCAAAGAAAGTTTTTACACTTTCAACAAAGATCTGAGTTGTTCCTATACCAACACTTTGAATTAAATGTGTTGTTGGATTAATGAGTGATTCATAAAGAATTCTATCTTTTGCAACTTCTTGACCATTAATGATTTTATCCTCAGTTTGCCTGCACCATACAACTGGTCTTAAAAGAGTTTCATCTTGAGTTAATCCTGGGCCAGCATATACATTTGTTTCCACAATATCTGTAGAAACAACATCGGTAACTAATCTAGAATCCTCTTTTAATCTTTCAATATCACTATCAATTCTTAAATTATCACCTTCTTTGACAGTTTCAAATACATCAACACTCAAAGTATCTACATCACCAGTTCCTCTATAGAAAAGAATCTTAGACGTATCTCCAACCTTTGGTGCTTCTTTAAATGTTATGATACTTCCACCATTAAAGATATATGAAACATCAGGAACTTGAAGAACATCATTAATGAATATTAAAAGATTTGCTTTTACTTCAATATTAGATCCTTTTTTAGATCTAATTGTAGTTTGCTCACCATTAATCTTGATCGGGAATGTATTTTTCTCACCATCAAATAAAGAATCTATAGGATCTATAACCTGAAGATCCCCAATAGACCATCCAGTAAATTCATCGGTGAATGTTTTATCAATTGTAATTTGGAATTCCTCAAATGAAATTGATGTGTCTGTAGGAATTCCAACTGTACCTCCAATAGAAACAGTGAGAATTTCACCTTGACCATATCCATATCCAGAATTTTTAATTTCAAAAGAAATTACACTTGAACCTTGACCAACAACGATATCGGCATATGCAGATGTTCCGAGACCACTAGAAGATGAACTATAAACTAATGGAATGTTTGAGTAAGATAATGGAGAATCAAATATCACAAATGGTGGATTTGTTGAAGTATATCCAGTTCCTGGATTTGTAATTGCAACGCCAGTTACACGTCCATTTACAACAGTTGCAATACCAATATATGTAATATCATAATTACCAGTGCTGGAAGTTGCAACTCCAACATTAACTGTTTGGATTCCTGATCTATATCCAGATCCACTGTTGCCAATACTAATTGTGGAGATTGTTCCTGCAATAGAAACCGTTGCGGTTCCTCCAGCTGATACTAATGGTTGATAACCAAGACCTGATCTGGACCCTACAGAAACTATGACACCACCAACAGGAACATTACTTGAATTGATATCATAAGAAGTCGATGTTGCAGTTCCGATAAATGTTATTGAGGTAATACCAGATGTTTCTGATAAATCATAGTCACCTACTATTTCTATAGAACCAACTCTTGCAGGTCCTTGGAAAATATCATTAATAAGAATGATTGCATTACTTGTAGAGAATCCTGCGACATTAGATCTTTCTGATTTTAATGTAAAGACTTTGTTTGTTCCATTAAAACCTGAGGAAATATCATCAAAAATATAATTACGTGAATATGGTTCAGAGTCTCCATTAACAAATCCAGATCTTATAAATGATCTTCCACTAAATGTTGAATGAGTTTCTATTCCAACAAAATCTCTACTGTCTGGTGGATTGGTAGTAGATCCAATGGGAGTTGGTCCATAAGGAGCAGTTACAAAATTAATTACGTTATCAACAATATTGAAGTTTCCATTAACTTTTGTGATAACGGAGTTAATAGCATGAGTTGCCACACCAGTTCCCATCCAAGGTCTTTGAACAAGAACTACATTTGTAGATCCAAACCCTACAGAATTGATTCTCATAATCTCATCGTCAATCTTAATCAAATCACCACCAAAGAAGGATGTAATTCCAGAGAAAGTAACTCTATCATCAACAATTCCAATACTTACTGCTGCAGTAGTTGTAACTGAAGTTGCCACTAATGGTGATTGAATAAGGTTGTCGATGCCAATTAAAACTCTCGCATTTTGGTTGGTGGAGACAAATCTATGAGAAGTTCCAATACCAACACTATTGATATCCAAAACATTTGGTGGAGTGCGAAGAGCATCTGATGCTGAAGCTGCAACTTTAACATCCAATTCACTATTCTTAACAATATAGAGTGTTGAAGGAAGTTTATCGGTAGAACCAATTCCTGATATAGAAGTCGTTGCAATACCAATTGCCTGAGTCGTCCCAGCACCAGCATAAGAGTATATAACTTTTTCACCAGTTACAAAGAAGTGCTCTGGTATCGTAATAGTATTATTTGATACATTTACGATATTGGAATCACTACCATCAAAATATCTTTCAAATATTGATTTTTGTTTATGAGTTAAATTAAATTGTCTCTTAACATCCGTTTCAGAACCTGTATAGAAACCATAACCAGTTCTTATAAACGCATTTGTAAAATCTATAGTTTCATAAGCAATACCTAAATCGACAAGTCCTATTGAATTTTGATATACTCTCACCTGAACATTAGTATTTGCATTAGGTGTAAATGTTAAATCAACATTTCCAGATGGACTTACAGTTGCACCAATTAATCCAATAGATGAGTTAGTTTGAATAACTCCAAATTCAGCAATATATGCTTCAGTTGTATCATTAGAAACAATTACTTCGGAAACTTGGTATTGATTATTTGTAAGATCTTCAACACTAACGATGTAGTAAGAACCTTCATAAGTTGAACTATAAGAAGCAATTGTTGTAATTCCTGGACTTGCTGTAGATGAAATGGCAACATAACTTGATTCAATTCTTGAGTCATTAAATATTTCAGTTCCAATTCCCGTGGAAGCAGTATTTGATATAGAAATTCTGGCAGAATTTACATTAAATTGTACCGGAGTTGTGGAATATGGAATTAAATCAATATTAATATTAGAACCTGAATAATATGCATTATATGTTCCTATTCCTAAAGTGGAATATGATTGAAGATTGATAGTGTTTAGTTGACCGTAATCTTGCAATATGATATTAGTTCCATCATGTAAAATTGTCAGTTCTTCAAATTCATAATAAGAAGAGTCAGTAGCTCCAATTTGAACCAGAACTTTAGATGCTCTATATGTTGATGCAATTCCAACAATAGTAACTGCTGAAGAAGTTCCTGAAGGAACTATAGTAGTTGCAGATCCTACAAAAACTGTATTTCCAAGATTCGTTGATCCTACTGAAACAATAGTATCTCTAATGTCAAAAGAAATGGTGCTAACATCGTAATCATTTATGGTCGATCTTGTTGGATAGAAAAGAAGATTACCTTCTACACCACTAATATTAAAATCGAAAGAACCCATATCATAATAAGTGTCAACTGTACCATATTGATTAATATAAGCAGTAGATCCATCATGAACAAGAGAAACTAAGGAAACTTGTTTCTGTGAAGTAAATCTTCTATCTTTTACAAAAATTAAAAATTTAACTGATCTAGAATCTAAATTAAAAGTATCAACTATACTAAATTGAGTTGTTCTGGGATTACTATTAAAATCGTCACTAATATCATCAATCATCAAAACTCTATTTCCTACCGATTCGATATAATCTTGAAGAACACGAGAACCAAAAATTATTTCATCAGATCTAACATTTCCATCAATAATAAAATTATTTTCAGAAACTAGATCAAAATCATAAACACAATTTAAATTGATAGATCTTGAAAGATCTGCAATACCAGAAACATCACCTAAGTTTTGTTCTGTATTGATCCCAGATACTGATGGATTAGATTCAATAATCAAATCACCAAACTTCTTAAATCCTGCGGTATGATTTAAATTACTTACAGGATTTTCCCAAGTATCATATGGAATTTGAGACCTAAGAGCATATGAGAAATACTGATAGTAATCATTATCATGAACTCTCTGGAACTGATTATCTAAGAAACCAGTTTCTTTTTGCCATCCTTTTACTACAGTTGATGCTGCTCCAACAACATAATTTGCAGTAGATGTGGTTATACTTTCAATTATTCCATTAGAAGTTGAGGTTCTACCAGTTACAACGTTACCGACAACAAAAGTTTCATTAGTAGAAACTTTTAAAGTTTCATTAATTTCATTCCAATCAACAACAATTCCAGAATATTCTCCTGAAAATACAGTTTCTCCGATATTAAAGGTATTCTTTTGAAGAACGACATCAAATATTGGGAAATATTTTTGGGGGATCATTCTTCCTGCAGAGTTTACAGGATCAAAGGATCCAGGTATTTCACCGTTTGAAAGATAATTTGTTAAATTGTAAGATACAGTAGCTCCAATACCTCCAATATTTGGATCAGTATTTACGATTGTGAATAAAGTGTAATTATAATTCGAAGAGTTATAACCTTTTCCGGTAGACCCTACTCCAACACTGGTATTTTCGATAAGAACCTTATCACCAATATTAAATGGAAAATCGGAAGCATTACTAAAACTAGATCCCAAAGTTACTATTACATCATTCGATGATGAAATATAACGAATTGAACTAATTCCAACTCCATTTGTATTATTAATCGGAATAATAGATGGAGTTGTATTATTAATTGACTTAGTATTTTTTAAGATTGTTACAGTTTTGGAATCTAAATTATATCTAAGGTCTACATCCGATACAATTTGATTAGTCAATCCATCAAGAACAACCAAATTGGGGGCAATTGAATAACCTCTTCCTACAGAAGATACTCCAATAGACTTAAATGATGATTGTGGGATGACTTTAATAACATCAGGAAGTTTTGCGGTAGGTCTAACCGAATAGTCATTAGAATATCCAAATCCAATATCACTTATATTTGTCTTTAGAACTTTGCCTATAGTGTTTGTAGATACTTCTAGAATTTCTCCAGAACCAAGATCCGAAGATACACTTTCAATTTCTGGTATTGCTGATAAATTGAAACCACTATAATTTGTATGGATAGTTTCAATCTCACCATAAGCACTTGTGGAATTTGTTACATATGACAATTCAGAATTTGTTGTGTTATAGTTTGATTTTTCTGGTGTTTTTGATAATATGTAAGAGAATGTATTTGAAGTGATTCCTGAAATTGATTGAGTTCCACTATAAATGCTTGGAACAATATTAATTGAGTTTGCGTCAATTATGTCAGTATCTACGACAACTTCCTCTTTTACTGAGGGAATTATACCTAAATTTATTGGAGTAAGTTTATAATATAGTTTTCTTGGAGTAGAATCATTTACTCTTAAAGCAACTGTTGCTGTGGTGTCGATACCAACTCTTCCGGTTCTTACAATTTCAACATTATTTGTATTTGTAAAGTCGAATGGGTATTTGAAGATAGAATCTGTGTAAAAATCAAGATCATATGCTGAATACAAGATTCCACTATCAGTAAATGAAAGTGAAGAATTTGATACATCAAACACTAATGTATTTTTATTGTTAAGTTCTATCGCAGGATTTATTGGACAAATAAAACCAGAAGATGATGAAGTAATGTTTACTACATTTCTTTCTATTCTAGAAGAATAGTAGTAACTATTTGATAACTTAATAGTATTTTCATCTACTACAATAGCATAGTAAATGCCTTCATTCAAAAGTCCTCCAGATGGAGAGGATGATGTATGAATTATCTTCTGACTGGTATATAAACCATGATTTGGTAATGTTATTGTATTTTTAGCAGTATCAACTGCAGAAGCAGAGAAACTTAATCTATTGACAACAATTCTTCTATTATAATCATCGTAAGAAATTGAAATCTGAGTAGAAATTCCTGCAGTAACATTTACAATAACAGAATCACCTAATTGCAATCCATGAGTGGAAGCAGTTGAAACGGTAACATTATTCTTAGAAATGTTCCCTACCAGAATGTTTTCATAATTTGTAGTAAAACTATGAATTTGCCCAGATCCAATACCAGTTAGATATAAAAGATTTGCTGCAGTCGATATTCCTGCATAATAACCAGTAGTTCCTAATCCAACACGGTAAGAACTAATACCAATAAGATCTGAGGCCAATCTAGTCGCATAAACAACAGAATTTTCAGAAAGTTGATATGAAGAAACTCCATCAGTAGAAATTGATATTTGGGTTCCACCATTTGAAGAATAAATTAATTCATCACCAGACGTTAACTGATGGTTTGGTAAATAGATTGATCTTGTTGGAATTGAAATTTGTGTTGCACCAACTCCAGGATTTGAGAAGGTTAATGTAGTTGCAACTCCAGGACCTGACGTTGTTCCTATACCTAAAGATTCTGATGGATTGAAATAAAATTCTTTATTTAACTTGTAATCGTATTCATTTTCTACATTTAAATTTACATACAGCTTTCTAGTAACTTCAGTAATTGCAATTCCAACCGAATAAGTAGTAATTCCAGATATTTCTCCAACATTTCTAAGAACTCTTACACGAGATGATTCTTTATCTATGTTTAAGATCTTTACTCTTTCATTTAATACTTGATATGTGTCATTTTCTCTAATAAAAGAATTTGAGAGATTTCCAATTACATTAAAGTAAGTTACAAGACCGGTATAAGCAGTAGATCCAATTCCAGTAGATACAATTAAACTATTGACACGATTTGATATATTAGAAGTCTGAGGATCTTCAAATTCTGAAGTGAAGGTTACAGTGTCTCTGTTACTAAAATAATGGGGAGATGTGGAAAATGCAACATACTCATTCGAAACTGGATAAAATTCCAGATTTAATAACTCCGAAGTTGCTACACTAACTGAACTTACTGTTTTCCCTTTAATGAAAGAAACACTAGCTACTGGTTTTTTGGATGAAGCATCAACTGCTTTGAAGATAATTTTATCATTTACTTGATAATTTTCTCCACCTGTCAATATTCCAACAGAACTTATGGTTCCTGTCGAGACAGATTTTACTTCAGAAACTTGTTCTCTAATGTTATTCGGATTATATAAGAAATTATAACCACTATTAGAATTTGTTATATTATATGGTGTAGTGTTTCTAATCCAATCAGTATCATTAATATTAATTTCGACTTGGTTTGAAGACTTAAGGAAATTAAATTCTTCGGGTTTGGATTTATAAGTGTTTCCGACAAAGTATGGGAATACCGGAGACTTATAATTTCTAAAAGGACCAACAGAGTCTACCTGACCATCAGTAATTGTTGTAAAGTATGCATATACACCGTTAGGATATTCTGGAGTAACACAGAATCTTCCATTATGTTCATCCAGGTCTCCATTACCAATAAACTCAAAGTCTTCAACGAAAAATCCTGCAGGATATAATGTGATGCTTGGTCTATTTGGTTGAAGATTTAACTGATAACCAGAAACCATGGATCTAATAGATCCACCAGTAATTGATGAATAACCATAAGGTCCATAAATTGGATTTCCATCATAAGCCCAACCAATAATTGGTGAGTGAGCATTTGAGTTTACTTCTCTACCATCAACAAACTGCAAATCTGTTTGATAGAAAGTGATACCGTTTCTAAATCTTGTACCGAGAACTGAAGATCTTAATTTTCTTGGAGAATATAGATGGAAATACTCCAATCCAAATCCAGAGAAACTATCTCCCAATACACCATCATCATCGGTAATTTGATTTGTTTGAACAAATCTTTCAAATAAATTAATATTCCAGGACTTAATATCACACTCAAATTTGGCCAATAAACCAGCAGCAGTTACATCAAGAGAAGTATTTGAAGTTAAATACCCAGTTCCACCAAAAATAACTTTTATAGAGGTTATAGAACCATTAGAAATTACCGGAGTTAATAATGCTCCAGATCCACTACCATTAATGGTTATATTTGGAGGTGAACTATAATTACTTCCAGGATCATTAATAATAACGTCTACAATAGATCCATTATTGACAATTGGGGTTAACTGAGCACCACTGCCATTTAACAGTAAAAACTCTGGTTGTCTGTTGTAGTTTAAAATTTCATCTGATCCAAAGGAATTTCCACCATCTTGAACATGAACAGATTCTATACTTCCTCTAAAGATTGGTTGAAGAACCGCATTAAAATCTTGACCAGTTAAAGTAGAAACTCCAATAGTACCGGATACTGTAACTGTTATTGGTTCATAATTAAAAATATGAATACCACTACCAGAACTGGTAAGATTCACATACTCTTCAGTAATGTAATTAATATTTTTTGGTTGAGTAGTAGATGTTCCAACTAAAGAAAGTTTGAAATTGTTTTCATCTACTTTTGTAACATAATAAGTTGATGTAGATGCTAATCCTGCAATTGAGTTCTCTGTATAATCATACGTTACAATTTCTCCACTTTCATATCCATGACTTTCAATATGAATTATGTTTAACGCAGTATTAATTCCAGATACATTAGAAGTTCTCTTTTTATTTTCGTAGTTAGTTCCAGAATTGACTACCGTTACAGATCCTATTCTTTTTTTCTTATTCGTAGATTTAAATCTTTGAACACCGTTACCGGTATTTGTAAGTGAAACTGTATTTACTCCTAAAATACTATCAGAATAGGTATAATGTAATTTAACGTTCTTAGAATCGATTACAGACACGAAATACGAAGAATTAGTAGATAATCCACCAACTACTGTTTGACCTTGTGGATCATATACTACTTGTTCGTAGTCTCTAAATTTATGATCATCAATAAATGAAATTTCATACGTCGTACCATTAACAGCACCAGACGTTGGACTTGCATTAAATTCAACTAAATGATCAAAAGATATTAAGTTTGCTTTTGCTGATGCTAAAGAACCATTTCCTCCTAAAATTTTAATCTTAGGTTCTTCCAGATAATCAAATCCACCATTAATAACTTCTATTCTTTCTAAAGCACCTTTTACATTACAATAAGCAGTAGCACCAGATCCTACAGAATCTGAAATTTGAAGAACAGGTGGATTAATTACATCGTATCCAGATCCAGAAGAAGTTACTGAAATATTTTCAATAGGACCATAAAAAATATTATTGTTAGATTTATAATTTAGAACTTCAACACCATTAACTAAAATACCAGTTGATCCAGGTAATGTTTTGAGTACATTCTCATCATTAATGGGATTTGTTATTTTTCTAATCAGTTTTTGTGGTTCAAGTTGTTTTGTTTCCAGTGAACTCTCAGAAACAAAAGAAGAAAACTCTAATTTATTATTTGCTACCGTGCCAGAAACTGAAACAATCTTATTTGCAAAAAGATTTGCCTTACTTTTTGCAAGTTGAATTGTAGTTCCGTTGATTTTTCTTACAAAGTAGTATCCATCATCTATTCCTAAATTATTTTGTTGCCCGCCAGATCTGTAGTAAACAGAATCTCCTGTATAAAAAGGATGATTTCCAATATTTAAATTTTGACCACTAAACGTTCCTGAAAAAGTTACCGATCTATCATTAACATTTATTTTTTGATTTAAGTATGTCGGTAAAGACGGCGCAGAAACATATAAGGATCTTTGATCATCAATATAAACATTTTGAACATTTGTGGTATACTTATCAAGAGATGAGTAATTACTAGAATCAAATCTAGACAATACCTTTCTTACATCAAATATTTGATTTACATTTAATACACCTTGACCAGAAACTGTAATTGATTTTTGGTTTCTGTATGAAATTACAGTGCCAAATACTTCAGTTCCGGGACGACCATATGATGGAAGAATAGAAATTCTATCTCCAATTACAAAAGAGTGGTTATCATAGAAGTTTATAGCATACGAATTATTCGAAGAGTCAAGTAGTTCAATAGATTGTGTAGTGTACGAAGTTGCAATATTGAAAAACCAATTATTAAACTTATACTCACTTATATTATCACCAAGTGTCTTTATTTTTATTGGATCTCCAACAGAAAACAAAGAGTTTTGATCTTTTAGTTGAATATCAGATAATACACCCGTTATTCTAAACTTTACAATTTCCTGATCATTATCATATCCATATGCATAAACATTTGATTTAATCTCAGTCCCACTTGGAATTTCTTGAGTAATCCCTGAGCAATTTAAAAATTGGGTAAGAGTTTTATCTGTATATGTTATAATAAGTTTAGATCCATTTTGGAGATCAACAAGAAGTTCTCCTGATTGTGGAAATCCAACTGTTGAATCAACATCAAGTGAAGTAAAATTGGGAGTAAACCCACTAACACTAGAATCAGTATCTCTAATATCTGTAATTAATAGAGTTTTAGGATGAATTGTAAATTCTCCAAATATAGTTCCATCAACATCAATATCTCTATCATATCCAATATCCAAACTAAGAACATAATAATCCTTTTCTGCTCTTTGAATTCTTTCTACTTGAGTTACAGTTCCTCGTGCTTTTGGTATAAAAGAATTTTCGTCTTGATAAACTGTTCTATTTACTAATTGGTTGATATCTCCATCAATAGTTTCAACAACCAAGTCCTTGGTTATTCTATATTGAGCATCTGATGGTTGTATTAAATAATCTTGAGGTCGGATAACGGTAACGTCTTGACCGTATAAAGCTCTGAATAAAATTTCAAATGAACTCTCTGTGCCTTTTGAAGAATAAAAGTCAACTGCTTGTTTAACAAAAAGTCCATCATTCAATCCACTGTAAAGAGTTCTATCTTCAAATCCAGGAGTTACTTGTGTTTTTAATTTTACAAAAAACTTTTGTAGAAAAAGAACACTAAGATTCTTAACTACGGAACCGATCGTGTGTTCCTCTACAGCAGAATCTGAAAATACTAATTCGTCTGGATTTGATGGATTATCTAAAGATGTTACTCCACTAAAACCTCTAATACATCCAGTAAAGGATGTTGCAGTTTTTCCTGTATACGATATGATCTCAGAATCAATTGAGACAAGACCGTAAGAATCTGGGAATCCGGCAGTAGACTCTACATTAATTGTTGTATCAAAAAATGAAACATTTGATGTGAGAGTAGTAGAATCAATTAGATTTGATAAAGTATCTACTTTTACATATTGATCTAAGTTAGTAGCAAGATCATATGTAGATCCTTGACTTTCGAGAGAAAGATAGTACTGCTTTAAAAACTCGGAAACTAAAGGAAATTCGTCCTTTACAAACTCTGGAAGTTGATTTTCTACAACCGAACTGATTTTGATTCTTGTTTCTGACATTTTGTTATATTCTTACGAGGTCTCCGTTGGAATAACTTGAAGTTACCGTATATGTTGATCCAGAGATATCAGAACCTGAAGATATTTCATCTGATACCATATTTAACACACTAGAAGATGGGTCTAATTGAAGATATAAATCTTGCAATCCGATCACATCGTTTGATTTTGGTGATGCCGAAATTTCGATAATGGATTCTCCTCCAATATTTTTAGAAGTAGAAGTTATATTGACTGGATTTAATATAATTTCTCCACGTTCATAATCAATTCTTCCTACATTATTTCTTACAACCGTTGGTGTATTGGTTGAAGTTATTCTAAAGAAAAATATTGATCCTGTTTTTCCATCTGCATTTGGAATATCAGACATATAAACAGTTCCATTTACGGAACTTACAGTAAATCCAGAAGACTTAATATTATATCCACTCATCTTACCAATATGGAATGCATTACCATAGCAAATTTCATAATCTGCAAATTGATTCAGTGCAGGTCTCATGTCTCTTCTCATAACAATTTTTGTTATGTTTGAAGTAATTGCACTATTACTATCATCAATTAACTTTAAGAATTTACTATATTTAAATCTCGCACCATATCTGTTCAATTCAGATGAATCAGCATACAAGTTTATATTGTTTGATATGATAGTCTTGAGGTAATCTGCACTTGGTGTTGCATTTGTATTATAATAAACAGATGAATCAAACTCAACGTAAAGATATTTCAGATCTAAAATCTCAGGAACAATACCTGCAACACTATACTTTCTCAGACTATTGACGATATTTTGTTTTACTTGACTTGAAACAAATGTTCCGTTTATGGGTTTAATTGAAATATAAACCTTTCCAAATCTAGGTGGATTTAAATCTTCCCCACCAAAAACAGAGATAGATTCTGTTTCGGGATATATTGTAGGAATTATAGTTTCATAATCTGTTGCGGTTACAGCTCTATTTTGAGATGCATATATTCTAGGAGCATATTTTTTAATTGAATCTACAGACTCAATATTTTGACCACCTCTAGATTCTGTGTTTGTGGTTAAAAGAGAAATTCCCGTAGTAACCACACGATTATTATTATCTACAATTCTTCCATTAAAAGTGAAGGATGAAACTCCATTTGCATCTTCACCTGTAGTGGTCACATACGATGCTTCAATATAGTTTTGATTATCTAGTTTAACTCCAAATATACCATCACCAAAAATAAGTTCATATCTTTGATCTTCTATTTCTTGAATGAAGAAAACTCTAGAAGTTGAATCGACATCAAGCAAACTAGTAGATAATGTAAACTTACGAGTTACACTACTTGATTGTGTGTTTCTAACTAAAACTGATAATGATTGAGTATCAATATCAGAGTTATCTAAAATAAATTTTTGATTTGGATTATTTGAATCAACCGTAAAGGTTTTTACTAAGAAAGTTCCCTCATAAACATCAACATTTTCAAATAAGGCAATTCCATTAATAACTGGTTTAGTAACATCTTCTGGAATTGTAAATGTATAACTCTGATTACCAAAAGTACCAGTTGATGTACAAACAGTTCCTTTCTTAAGGGTCAGTGTTAAAGGTCTTGTTGTAAATCCTGTGGTATCTACAAAGAAAGATATATTTGCTCTTGCTGAGGTTTTAGAACGAGGAACATATCCAATATTCCTTGCTAAAGAAACAACATTTTCTCTTAGAGTAGCACTGTCAATAAACACCTCATTACTAATCATATTGGTATTATATGATGTAATATAGGTGTTATATGCTAAGACATCGATAAGAGTAGATAGAGTCGATCCTTCAAAATCATAGTCAGTAAAATTTGAGTTCGATCTAAGGTAATCCTTAATCGAAGTCTTGATTTGATCGAAGTCTAAATTAGTGAAATTTACTAGTGCCATTATCGTGTTGGCTGTAATGCAAATGATAATTGTTGCGGTAATACATCAATTCCAACAATATAATAATTAATAGTCACATTAAATTCATTATCATCATAATTTGGAGAAACATCAACCGAAATTAAATCAACTCTTGGTTCGTAATTATTGATGGTATTAGTGATTTCATCTTTAATCACAGATGCAGAAATCTCATCCATGTTCTCAAAAAGTGTTTGAGATACTCTAGAACCGAGATTTTCGTTAAAAAATCTTTCTCCGGGAAGAGTAAAGATGAGATTTCTGACTGAACGGGCAATAGCAGTCTCATTTTTAATAGAAATTAAGTCATTATTCAGGGGATTAACCTGAAATGACATACTAATGTCTTTGAAACCTCTACTTAGCCGTTCTACTGGCATGAAAATATGATAAATCTATCTTATTTATCACCCATAAAGTGGTTCTGTACCGTATTCCCAATCATCATAATCATCATCGTTACGAATTTTTGAGTGTAAATCGTTTTGAACCTGAAAATCATGCTTTTTGGGAGTCAAATCATCATTAGAAATCTCACGAAGCATCTTTTTATCTTTAATTTTCTCAAAAATTCCATAATCTGAAGTTAAATTAGTGGTTCCCCATAGTTCGTACATGTAATTTTGGTCACGATCTGCTGGTTTTCCCATTTGTGCTCTCCTGATTTGTTAAATCAGAACTTTTTACGGGGTTGCTATCCCGAATTTCAGTAACTTCGTACATAAAATCATCAGATGTTTCAATTTTACGACGATTTTCTACTGAATATTCGGTCAAATCAATCTCATAACCTGGATTTTTGGTAATTCTGTTCTTTGTCCATGCATCATCATACCATAATATTTTATTATTAGGGTACGCATAAAAATTACCGTTATCCATCTTAAAGAAATGAGCACATTTATGCTCTGGAGTCTCACTAAAGTTAGTATTCAGAGTAGATTTTGACTCCCATGACCAATCAAGAGTAAAAAGATATGTTCCTTCATTCTTTTCTCCTCTGTAATTGATAAGTTCGGCACGTAAGTTGGATAATCTTGAACGAACTTGAACATCAATATAAGGAGAAAAACAATCCCACCACATACACTCCTCTAATTCAGGAACTGGTGCATCAGGTTTCCAACAAAATGCATGAATGGGTCTTCGGGTCCAGTTGACTCCATTCTCTAGAAACGCCTCAAAGAGGGGTACATGCTTCTCTAAGGATGCTACAGAGTGTACGTCACATAAAGTTACCTCTCCATGACCTTTTTTATGATTAAAAAGGAATTCGTTGCGAATGTAACAAGTAATTGTTGGTAGATTATGATTTAAGTATGCCATAAAATAATAAAAAAAGACAGAGAATAATCCCTGTCTTATCTATAATATTAACCTTTACCTTGACCACGATACCTTTTCTTTCGACCATTTCGAGAGGTTGCAGAGAGAAGAGTCCGTGCAGAACGACCTTGACGTGTCTTTTTAGGTGCTCCAGGTTCAAAAATAGTCTTATTAGATCCACCACCTTTAGCCATTAGATTTCCTCCAGTTCTAATTGTTCAATATCAAATTCCTCATCAGTATAATACTTAGAGGATAATTCGTCAAGGACCTCAGCACATTCTTCATATGTAAGGTCCTGATATATCTTACGTCCTTTGTATAAGATATTAAAGTGTTCCATCAGATCACACGAGTTTTTTCATGTCCCACACGAATACGAGGATCACACCAGATATCAAATCCAGATTCTTTTGCATCAAGACAGAATGATACGTCTTCTCCACACATATCTTGAACTGCTCCAGATTCAAAGACTTGCATCTTAGGAGCAAACCAAGGATACTCAAGATTCTCAAAGACACCCTTCTTAATCAGAACCCAACCGAAACCAGTATAGTCAACAGTAAAAGGTTTACGACGTTTCGAAATACCTTCTACATTCTCATGATTCATGACTCCACCATTCTTACGGAAGTCATCTTCTTCCAACCAGTGAGCAACAGATGTCGTATGACCATCTTCAGTTGCATACCAACCTGCTACGATCTCTTTCTCTTCACCTTCTTCACTCAGTGCAAGATCACACAGTTGCCAGAACTTTTCGGTGTTGAATACGATGTCACTATCAATCCACAGTTGATAATCATAATTCAGTTTACCATCCCAAGGAATCTGCTTAGGACCACGGAGAACATTTGCACCAAGAACTTTACAACGAGCAAAGTTCACCATCGAACTATAATCTTGAGAAATCTGAATGCTCATATTGTTTTGTACAAGATCAAAACAGAGTTGCACAAATGCCTTCAGAAATGTAAATGAGCACCCACGACCAGGAAGACAGAAGACAATTGATTTGCCCTTCATTCGTTCCTTAATTGCCTCATAATCCCATTCCGCCTCTTTAGGCTTGGGTGCATTAGCCTTCAAAGTAAATCCTTTTGCCATAAGAAAAAATAACCTTCAAGATCAATTTTAACAGTCTATATATGCTCTTGTCAATACGAACCTTCTAAGGAGACTTTCCGGTTCACCATAAGTTCCTCATAAGATAAATCATCAATCTCATAATCAGTATGCATAATACCTACCATGTTCTTTAAGGTCTTCCAAGTGACTTCAAATTCTTCTTCTTTGATCGAATGAAATAAACAACGATCTTTTGCGTATATGTGATAAATCTTTTCCATCACTCTACTCTCCCATAATTGTCCTCTAATCTAACAATATCCTCCTCATCACATACTCCAAGTTGTGTTTCAATCACCGTAATACCGTTCTTCCCTGCTCTGAGACGATGTAATTCTTCCTTCCTTATAAACACACTATCACCAACCTCTAAGGTCCTTACAGAGTCTTCTAGAGTCAATTCTCCATCACCCTCAACAACTATCCAATACTCTTCCCTATGGAAATGATATTGGAGTGATATTGAGTGATTTGGTGAGATAATAATTCTCTTTACCTTATAATCAATCTCTTCTAAGATATTCTCAAATAACCCCCATGGGCGAACCTCTGTAGTCATAAAATTTTTTCCGGGATTTTTTATCTCACTGCATTATATATCAACACAAACAAAAATCCGGCAGTGCCTCCGAAGATCGTGAAGCACTGCCGTGGATATCGTATTAACCAACCTTCCAGAAGTTCCAATAAGGGGTTTTACGTCTTCTCATCTATTTGCTCTGTTTGTTTTTCTATCACACCATCTCAGATTATTTGCATTATTATTGAGTTTATTTCTATCAATATGATCGACCTCAGTATACCCGTGCGGATTATCTAAAAGAGTTTCTGCAATTATTCTGTGAATATACTCTTTAATTTGGTGAGTGGTTTTTCCATCTTTATCCTTTATTGATATATTCACTGAGGCATATTGTCGAGTATATGCTCCCCCTCTAAGAAATTGTTTAACTTCCACTAAGTCCTTCCTATCTTTCCCGTCAAAAAATTTATGAGGTTCTCTATAAACTTTACCATCCTCAGAGACATAATATCCATCGAACCTTGTTGGATGTTTTTTCATACCGGAATTTTTTTTATGAGAGTGATAGATAGGTCGAAAAAGACAT